TATCCGGTGACTAACGGTTATGCTCCATTACGTGCTGCGGTAGATTACTCTCAAGATGCAGGTCAGAATTTACTTATTACGTTTGCAGGTAAATTCTCAGGTGCATCTACGTTATTTGCTGCTGGTGCTACACAGATTTATAAGTTTGACTCTAGCGATGCTAGTTTAGATGCGCTAACGACTACAGGTTATACGGCTGTTGAGGCATGGGATTCTACTCAGTTCGGTTCTAAGATGATCTTAGCTAACGGTGCTGATAAGTTACAGGCTTATGATCTAGGTTCATCGACGTATTTTGCTGATTTATCTGCTGATGCTCCTACGGCTAAGTATGTAACGGTAGTTCGTGACTTTGTTGTGGCTGCTAACGTAGGTGGTGAGGAAAATAAGGTCTATTGGTCAGATATTAACGACGAGACTGACTGGACTGCTGGTGCTGCTTCTCAAGCTGACTCACAAATAGTACCTGATGGCGGTGATATTACTGGTATTGCAGGTGGTGAATACGGTCTAATCTTCTTAGAACGTGCTATTTATCGCATGACGTACTCAGGAAGTCCGTATTTCTTCCAATTTGACGCTATTTCTAGGACGTTAGGCTGTATGTCTAACGGTTCTATCACTCAATTTGGAGGTTTAACGTACTTTTTATCTGATGATGGCTTTTATGTCTGTGATGGCAAGTCCGTTAAGAACATTGGACTAGAAAAGGTTAATCGTTGGTTCTTTAATAACGTCAGTTTGAGCGAAGTTCAGACTGGTATGAGTGCAACGATTGATCCGGTAAAGAAATTAGTCATCTGGAACTTTAAGAATAACTTCGGTAAGCGATTCTTGCTGTATTACTCCATTGATTTAAACAAGTGGAGCTACGGTTTAACGGATACGAATTACCTAGCGTATGGTCTGACACCTAGTGCCACCCTTGAGCAAATAGATAACTATAACAATAACCTAGATACCTTAGATATTCCGTTAGATACACGTACTTGGGCTGGTGGTCAGCTTATATTCGTTGGTGTTAGGAACCAGAAGATCGTGGTTTTCTCTGGTGCATACTTATCTGCTTACGTTACATCTGGAGATATAGATATTGGACGTTCTATTATTACATTGGCAAAACCTATTGTTGATAATGGAACAGCGTCAGTCGCAGTTGCTAGTAGAAAACTATTGTCAGATAGCGTTGAATTCGGAACGACAGCGACACCGGACTCAGATAACCGAGTTCCATTGAGAGCTAACGGTAATTACCATCGTATCAAGGTATCTCCGACTAATGCCAACTGGGAAACTATTGTCGGTTGTGAGATTGAAATAGCTACGCAGGGTAATCGATGACTAGATCAGTTCAGTTTCGGACTCTACCTGTATTCGGTGCTGATGAGCGTCAAGTAGCTGAGGTTGTCCGTGGAATCATGGACGGTAAGACGAATAATACTGGAACGATTACTTTAGCGACTAGCAATGCTACAACGACAACGCTGTATGACGGTCGTATAGGCAATGAGAGCTTAATATTCTTTGTCCCTGTATCTGATGCTGCTGAGGCTGACGCAGCTCCGTATGGAGCGTTTCAGGACACTACAGATCAATCGGCTGCGAATACTACTACGGCTTACGCTGTTACATTTAATACAACAGATTATTCTAGTGGCGTATATCTTTCTAATAGTTCGCGTATTAATGTCAGGAATTATGGAATTTACAATATTCAGTTTTCCATACAGTTCAAGAATACGACAAATGATACTCAAGACGTAGATGTTTGGTTTAGAAAGAACGGTACGAATATAGCAGGATCAAATAGTCGGTTTGGTATGCCACCAAGAAAAAGCTCAGGCGACCCATCTCATACTATTGCTGCTTTAAACTTCTTTCTTGAGCTTCAGGCGAATGATTACATTGAAATAATGTGGCGCGTATCTGATACAGGCGTGGTTCTTGAGCATTATGCAACAAGTTCTAGCCCAGATAGACCGTCTGTTCCTAGTGCTATTGTTACTGTAAATTATGTGGCTCCATCAGCTACAAGTAATGTATATATTTCTAGCAAACAACAAGGACAAGCTACTATAGCTCATTGGGCTAATAGTACGGCAGATAAAACGTATGGTTACATTGTGGTGGGTTAATGGAGTATAGATATATTGCTCCGCAGGAATTACGTAATTGGTGGGCTAGTGTAAGAACTGGCTTAGAGAAAATTAAAAGCAGGAGTCCAGAAAACTGGATTATTGAAGATGTATATACAGACTGTTTTAATCAAAAGAGTCTGTTATTTGTACTGATAGAGAATAACCACTACGCTGGCTTCTTTGTCCTACAGCCACAGGGCGAAACAATGCATCTATGGGCTGCTTATTCGTTAGAAAATAGTTATGATGTTGTCGAAAATGCCTTAAAATATATAAAGGGCATGGCGGCAGAAGCTAAAGTCAAATATATAACATTTTCTAGCCATAGGCGCGGTTGGGCTAAAAGGGCGGATGATTACGGATTCCGTCCAAAACAATGGATTTGTGAGGTGTAATATGGGTGGTGGCGGCGGACAACAGAGTAGTACATCAACAACGAGTATTGATCCAGCGATCAAGCCTTATGTTACTTATGGACTTGAGGAGGCTAAACGTCTCTATGAGTCTCAATCACCTACCTTCTTCCCCGGTCAGACTTACGTCAGTCCATCGGAGCAGACTCAGCAAGCCTTACAAATGGCTCAGGAACGCGCTCTAGCAGGTTCTCCGCTAACAGGTGCTGC